GATATAGGAGAACAGCTTAACTCTAACTTAACCCTTTAGTACAATGAGAATAACAAGAGGACACACAATATCATTTATAGTAGGAGTTCTAACAACCCTTCTCTTATTGTTTTTATTAAGGTGGAATATCATGTGTTTTTTAATTTGGGTTTATCTTAGACACTAATGGCAACAATAGTAGATAGCTATAGTGAGAGTAATTACAATGATGATAGTTCTATTCACGCATACTCCAATATTGATGTCTTCACTAAGGCAGGGCAATCTTTTACAGGGAACGGGGACATTCTAAATAGTGCAGTGTTCTACCTAAAGAAATTTGGTTGGCCAACGGGGAACGCAGTTGTAGAAATTTACGCCCATACTGGGACTTATGGGACAACTGGTTTACCCATGGGTAGTGCCATAGCTACATCTGATACTTTTGATGTTTCTACCCTAACCACATCTATGCAACTAATCCCATTTAATTTTAGTGGTGCAAATAGGGTTACTCTTGTAGATTCAACTAATTATTGTGCCGTTGTCTCTTTTAATGGTGGAAATAATGTTAACTACATAATAATAGGGGGGGATGCTACAACACCATCACACGCAGGACACATGATAGTCTTCCAGGTTCCCCCGAGTACTTGGCATTCTGCCGTTATAGGGGATGTAGATGTTTGTTTCTATGTTTATGGGGTGGGAAGTCCAGTAGTTGGAACTAAATACCCTCTACCTGCCTTTAGAAGAAGTTGAGATGGTATAATTATATATTAAGAGGACTTTAGTTTAGTATCAATAATATGGCTAGAAGTAAAGTGGTATAATTAAATAGAGGGATTAAGTTTGAACTAATAGTCATGGAGACACAAAGAACTACGAGGGTTAAGACTAAGTACAATGATTTCAATGGTGGAATACAGATATATACCTCGCCCTTATGGGTTGGGGATAACGAAAGTCCATTTTGTAAGAATGTGGATTTAAGTAGGCCTGGCATTCTAAGAAAGGCCCAGGGTTACACACAACTAGGAAGTGCAACAGGTGGGGACGGCCCAAAGGGTGCGTTTGTGTTTGATTCGGAAGATGGTACAAGTACACTTTACAAAGTAGGAAGTACGGTTGAGAAGTACGCTTCAGGTTGGAGTGAGGTTACAGGGGTAAGTGTAACAGGCCTAAGTGGGCTTAATCACGGGCTAATGTATATCAACACGGGGACAGGGGTTGGTACAGGGGCTGAGAGCTTCGTAGAGAGGGTATACTTTAGTGCGGGGCTTGACACACCTTTGAAATATACAGATGGTTCTAGTGTTGGTGAAGTGGCTGATATATACGCCAAGCACTTAGAAGTGTACAAGAGCCGATTGTATTTGGGAAATGTAAAGCAGTCTGTCAAGACCTACCCTAGCAGGATTATATATTCAGATGTAAGTTCAGATGTATTCAGTTCGGAGAGTTATGTTGACGACTTTGGTGAGCCGATTACAGCCTTAAAGGAGTATTCAGGCAGTTTGTTTGTATTCTCAGAGAATAAACTAGCCGCCTACGACGAGTACAAACTTCAGACCATACCAGGCAACTTTGGGACTACAAGTTCGCATACTGTTCAGACTGCTAAGGGCAGGTTACTTTGGTACAATCGAAGCGGGGTGTACATGTACGCAGGAGGGGATACACCACAAAACATTTCTAAGAGAGTTCAGGACTGGGTAGAGGCAATTAGTGACCCACACGCAGTAACAGCAGGAATTGACGCAGAAGACAGGTATAACCTATACATAGGAGATGTAACAGTCGATAGTGTAAGTTATGAAGATGTAGTCCTAAGATACGACCTGAGCCTAAACGCTTGGGATATACTACCTGACAGGCCGTTTAAGTATTGGCTTAGACAAAGGAGTGGAGGTATATACAAGATATACGCAAGTGATGTGGACGATGACAAGATGTGGCAAGTGAACGAAGGTAAAACGCTTAATGGTGCAACTATTGTAAGTGAATGGGTAAGCTCAAAGTTAGACATGGGACAGCCTGATACGGTCAAGAACTTCTATGAGGCCTATGTGGTATTTAAGCCAAGTGGGGCGAGTGAGTTTATGAGCCTACAATACAGACTAGACGGGGCGACGGGTTGGAGTAAAATAGGCGATACCTTAAACAATGTATCGGTAAGCGGCACAAGCGAAATTGACGGTAAAAGATTGATATTCCCGCCTAATACCCAGGGGAAGATGATACAGTTTAAGCTAGGACATAGCTCAACCGGATACGGATTTAACTTATATGAACTCAATATCAAAGGTGACGAACTTAGAAACTAATACAACCGATGGTAGAACACAATTAAATGAATACCTTGAGAGTCCACTTCAACTTGCGACTGGGACTTTAAGTACCCAGACAAGTTTATCGGCGACTACACTTGCGACTGGCGGATTAGAGGGTAAGTTTATATTCGGACCAAAGACCGAGATTGCAATCATACAAAATGGAATAGAGCGAATTAAAATAGACAAAACTGGTATTACAGTCAACGATGGTACAAACAATAGGGTTAAGATTGGGGATATAAGCTAATGTATGGAATTAAAGCAAGTCGCACAGGGTACGATATAGCCACAGCCAGTGATAAGCAACTAGCCTTTACCAGTGATGCACCATTACTACCCATAGAAGCAGAGGGAGAGATTACAATCAACGCCCCTAGCGGTGGGGGAATTGTTAGTCAAGATATATACACCCATAATCTAGGGTATACACCAGTGTTTATTATAGACCGGCTGTCTGGTTATGAATATTTCTTTCCATTATGGGGTAAGTGTAACAAGAGTAAGATATGGTTCGAGGGATACTTAGCAGATGGAGAAAACACTACCTTAAGGTGGAGGATATTTAGAAGGCCCATTGAAACTAACTTTACAACTAAGATTGTCAATTCAAGTGACGCAACTAAAGAGTTGGATGACGACTATGGAGTTATAGTAAGCCTCCCTGGGAAAGATATAAGCTCAAAGGATAAGAGGGACTTTAGTATAAGAAGCGATTGTAGACAACTAATGGTAGCAAAGAGTGGATATATAGGTGAGGGTGTGGGAAGTTTGACTGTTAGCCATAACCTAGGGTATAAACCTATGTATCTAGTCTATATTGGAGTATATGGAGAAGACGGTGTTTATAGAATGGCCTCACAAGCAGACGATTTGTCCTTAACAGTAACTGATACAAGTGTGGAGATTACAGTTTACACACCTCCTTGGCCGAAAGTAGGTTATATTTTATTTAGAGACACACTAAAAGACCGTGGGTAAAATATCAACAGAAACAGATGGGGCATTTAGAGTGTCACTTCCTGGAAAAGAGGTTTTAAGTTCTACTCCAGAAGACCTTGCTATCCATAGTGGATTTGACTACCCTAAGATTGAAGAGCATTTGGAGGGGTATAACATAGTAACCTTCCCTAATAGTGTTCCAGATGGCAATACGACATTATTTACAGTGGACCACAACTATGGATACAAACCCTCGTGGTTAGTGTTTATAGATGATATAGATGATAATCTACTAACCGAGTTTGCTCGACTTCCATATACCGAAAGCCTACCTGTAAACACACAATTCTATGTAGAAATGACAACAACTCAAATGAAAATAATGTTTAGATATGACGACTTCTGGGGGGATGGGGATTTGAATACAACAGGTTTGAGGTATGGCTTTAAGTGGCAGATATGGGTTAATGATTGATATGATATAATATAATAACAGAACTCGAGGGAATTAACTTAGAACATTTTAACATGGCAGTATACACAGTTAAGCCAGGTGATTCCTTGAGTAAAATAGCTAAAATCCTTGGTATTCCCGATTGGAGAGTCTTATACGAGATGAACAAGTCCGTTATCGGCTCAAATCCAAACTACATAAGGGTAGGTACGCAACTAAATTACGGAGACACAACTTCGACCCAAGCCCAACCAACAACACCAACGACAAACCCAGGGACAACAGCGGCTGGTGAAATAGTTCCACAAACCCCGTGGGGTGAGGTTATGCCATGGGAGCAGTTCTTTGACCCAAACCTAGCCAAAAGTGCAATAGCTCAAAGGAGTGCTAGATATTACGACCCGCTGGTACAGGAAGCACAGGCTGGGGTGGAGTCGGAGTATGCGGCTAGGAACTTAACCAGAAGTGGAGCAAGGGGCAAGAGCCTACTTGACACTTACAGAGAAATGGCCGACCAAGAGGCTACTATGAGAGAGCAGTTGTATGGTACACGAGAAAAAGAGGCCAGGGAGTCTTACGGTCAGCAACAGAAACTTTATGAGGAAAGTCCTACAGGTTACAAGCCAACCCCTTACGAAACTAAGGGCTATGAATATCAGTACCCAGAGGAAAGTCCACAAAGATATGCTAGGTCTTACAGGGACTGGCTAAAGAATGTATATAAGATGTAATTAAACGACAATGGCAACTGCAGCAGAGAGACTTAAACAATACGAGGACTTATTCCAAAAGAGTCAGGGTTACGACACAACCAAATACCAACAGGACTTTGAGAAGGCATACAACGAGGCGGCAAACTACAATAAGGACTTAATCGAGCAGAAAGCAGGGTACATTTCCCAAGCCCAAGCCCTACCATCTCAAATGAGAGAGCAGTATTATACAAGTCCCATTAGAAACCCACTAGCCCAAGAGGCCTTAATTGATACAAGGAGAGGGGCTTTGACTGGAGATGTTAATAGAATTGTAGACCTTCTAGCGGCTCGTGGTGCAAGGTATCAGGATGTACTAGGTAAGCATACGGCGGCCTACGAATCAGAAGCCCAAAGAGCAGCCACTGCGGCTGAAAATGCTTGGAGATTGTATCAGGACGCTCAGGCACAAGAAGAGGCTGCAAGAGCAAGAGCGGCAGCAAGAGCAGCAGCCCAATCATTTGACTTAGCGAGTCTATTCCAACAGCCAACTGGTGGAGATGGAGGTGGAAATGGAGGTGGGGGTGGTTATGTAGAAGTAGGGCCAGTTCAAAAAGCCTTAAACTGGACAGATAAAGTCTATGGCTCAGATTGGCTCGGAGCAGATTTAACTAAAGCCCCAACTTCAGGATGGAGTGCATTACTTAAGGCTGCACAATTAGCCAACCCATTGACATATATTAAGACAGGTGCGGGATTACTTGGCAACTTAATTGGTAACAGAGGTACAAATAAGAGCTTCTTAAATAAACTGTTAAACAGATAACATGGCTTTGAAATACTTAAACGCCCAAGAGCTTGAAAAGTGGAAAGCCCAAAACCCTGGGAGAAGTTACTATGACGCTTCGGGAAATCAGGTAGCAGCTCCAACTCAATCGACTACTAAAAACTTAGGTTTCTTTGGTAATCTATTAAGGTCGGCAAGTAAGCCATTCAGAATGGGTGGCGGGGTTGCACAAGAACTTGGGTATACAATCGCAGACTTAGCACGAATGGCACAAGGTAAAGAACAACTTGAAAGGCCACAGAAATATGTAGGACTAACAGAAGAGGAATCAACTGCACTAGCAACAGACCCATTTAGGGAAGGGCTTAAATCAAGTGCAGGTATATTGTCCTACGCAGTTCCAGCGGGTGCGGCTAAGGGAGCAGCCACTTTGGGTGGTAGAATAGGAACAGCAGCAGCCAGAGGAGCTGGAGCTGGGGCATTGGGCGGCCTTGGGTTAAGCGAAACAGGACAGGAACTTGAATCAGTCCTTAAGGGTGGGGCATTAGGTGGATTACTAGGTGGTACATTACAAGGAGTTGGAGAGGCCGCAAGTAGAATCAAGGGTCCTAAGATTAGCAATAAACTCACCGATATGGCCGATGACTTAAAGACTACCGCCTACAAGAAGAAAATAGGACTAGCTCCAACTGCCAAACAGGGCAAGTACGACTTAGTAAGAGATAGTATGAAATTAGCCAATAGTGAGGGTAGAAAGATAGTAAGTGCAGACGACTTATACCAATTTAGTGATGAAGTTTTTGCTAAATATGGAGACACCGCTAACAGCATGGCACAGATGGCTGATGATATGGGAACAGTAGTTACAACTGACAAACTAATAAAGCCATTACAAGAGAAGATGAAGACCTTAAGATTCCCAGAAGACAAGGTGGCTTATCAGAATGTAATAGATCAGATTAAGGGAGCAACTGGCGGTGCTAAGAATATAAAAGTTAGCGATCTACTTGACCTTAGAAGACAGATAGGTCCAAAGGGTAACTGGAATCAATTAACACCAACAGCAGAACAAACAACTGCTAAGATATGGGAAGAGGTATATAGTACAGCTAACAAGACATTGGATGACACCCTTTCTAAGGTGGGAATTGGTGGGTTTAAGGAAGTGAACAAGAAGCTAGCAACCGCTATTGAACAGCAAAACTGGGCAAGAAGGGCTATAGCAAGCAGATCAGGCCAACAGGTATGGACCGATATGGCTCAAGACGCAGTTATGTTTGGGACAGCCCTAGGAAGTGGACCTGGCGGAATAGCAGGATTCGCAACAAGTAAACTCTTGCAAGGACAAGGTGAGAATATAGCGGCCGGAGCATTGGAACTTGGCTCTAAGATAGCAAGCGCAGCACCAGCGGTAGGTAGAGTAATAAGTGGTGCAACTCAAGTGGGTCAAAGAGCAATTCCAGCAATATCGGCCTTAGGACTCGGACAGACAGCACAACCAGAACAACCTGAACAGATACAGCCTGAAATGGAATATCCTATGCAAGAACAACAGACCCCCCAGTTTAACCAAATGGCCCTAGTAGACGCTGTACTAAGCGGGCAACTTAGTATTACAGAGGCCAACTGGATAATGGATATGCTAGGCGGTGGGGCTGGGCAACAGGCTTTGCCAAAGACAGACTCGGGCAGAAAAGCTATGGTAGCAAGGGATGCAGCGGTAAAAGCTATAAACCTGCTAGAGCAAGACCCCAATGCAGCTGGTAAACTTCAGGGAATTGAGAACATCTTTTATGACATAACAGGACAAGCTAATACGGCGACACAATACCAGACACTACTAGAAGGGTTAAGGTCTCAGGTGTTTAATGCTCTTGGTGGAACAAGTTTAACGCCAACTGAAAAGAAGCAGTATGAGAAGTTCTTACCAAAGATTACGGACAGCCCACGACAGGCGCAACAGAAACTAAAGGCACTAATACCCATGATGGAGTCTTTAATGGGAACAGAGATTGATACTCAGCTGGACGAGGACAATACCTCCTCGATAACCCGACTTTTAGGACTATAATTTAAGCTACAATCCCATGCCAGACAAAACATTAACCGAGAAAGAGATTAAGAAGATAATCCAACTCGAAATTAAAAACTGTTTTGAGCAATTATCCTCCGATATAAAAGATATAAAACAGGCCCTACTAGGAAATGATTATCAAAAAGGGGGGCTTGTAAGTATAGTCCAAAGCCACGGTGAATACATAGAGCGTAATAAGATTATTAACATATCCGAGAGGGCGCTGAGAGTAGTCGAATGGTATGAAGGATTAGCCGAGAAGAAAGGAACTGATGGTAAGAGTGAGTTAGAAAGATTAGAAGACGGTATACAGGCAATACAAACCGTTGGTACCATTAAAAAGTGGATGTTATTCTTTGGAATTAGCAATATAGGTACAATTTTAGCCCTTGTACTTGATAAGATATTAAAATAGCATCCCGTTCACAATTTTACAACATCTAGTAGAGTGGGGTAGTGGAGTAGGGGAGTAGGCTAAATTATGCCTAAAACAGCCCAAAATAACCCAAAACAGCCATTTATGACACATCTCCTATGAAGTAGGGTAGGGATAGGGTAGAGATAGAGTAGGGCGAATGCAGTGGTATAATATACTATATAAACTCAATTCGAGGGAGATGAGACCAATTGTATACACAACTGTTTACGGTAACTATGACAATCTCAAAGACCAGCCCGATATAGGGGCCGATTATATATGCTTTACCGACAATCCAAACCTTAAAAGTGATACCTGGGACATACGATACGAACCCATTTACCAGCACCTACATCCAAGATTAAGGGCGAAGTTCCATAAACTTATATGTCCCTTTGACACCCTATCATTGTTTATCGATGGTAGCATTCAGATTACAGACCCTGCGATTATAGACAAGCTTTCAAACTTCCTACATAACGGCTGGGCTGTATATACCCATCCATCAGGAAGGGATTGTATTGAGAGTGAACTGGAGCTTTCGCTTCCCCTTGAGAAGTACAAAGGCCAGCCCATGCAAGAACAGGTGGACTACTACTTCTCTCAGGGCTTTCCTAAACACTACGGTTTGTGGGCTTGTGGGGTTATGCTAAGGGACGGGAAGTTTAGTGATTTTGGGAGTAAGTGGATGTTAGAAAACCTTGCCTGGAGTTACCAAGACCAACTCTCCTTGCCCTACCTTTTATGGAAAGAAGACTTTAAGATAGACACCATTACCCTTGACCAGTACGCCTGTTTTAACAGACTGGGGGACGAGTTATTTAAGATTTACGCACATAATCACAATGGCTAAGGTAGCAATATGTTTCGGAGTACACAATTCGGACTATCTCAAGCCCATGTTAGAGAGTATCGCTAATCAGACCTACAAGGACTTCAAGGTGTATGCTTGGCTAGACGGTTGTACTGATGATTCAAAACAATTGCTTGTAGACTCTGGACTACCTGTAAAATACGAGGACGCACCTGCTACTCATATAATAGGCACGGTCAAACATAATGTAGTAGAAATGGCTCTAAAGGACAACCCTGAGTATATTCAGATGATGGACAAAGACGATGTATTAGAACCCACATTCCTAGAAAAGATGGTAGAGAGAATTGAAGAGGGTTACGACTTTGTAGCTTGTGATGGTGTAATGTTTGGAGAAAGGAATGGACGGATACAGAGTATACTGTGGCCACACGGTGTAAGGAAGAGCAAAATCATATACGGCAATCCCCTACTCAGTTGGATTATATTAAGAGCCGATGTGGCCAAGGAGTTTAACTATCGAGAGGGATTATTACACTTTGAAGACTGGGACTTACATCTAAGGCTGATGATGGGAGACAATGACTACTCGGTAGTCAAAGAGCCACTATACAACTATCGTACACACCCTGAGCAGTTTAGCAAGGTTACAGAGCAGGATTTTCATAGACACCGACAGGAGATGTGGGAGTTAAATAACATTAGCTAGAATGCCATGTGGAAATACTACAATCCAACATTCGAGTTTCGCTCAGAAATGCCACTTAATCTGGCCTATGCCCCTTGGGGAGGTCATAGTTACTTTGCCTACGACCTAGTAGCCAATACTAAGCCCAAGTTGATAGTGGAACTGGGTACTTACAAGGGCAATTCCCTCTTTGCAATGGCCCAAGCGGTTAAAGACCTAAAACTTAATACCCAACTCCATGGGGTCGATACATGGAAAGGGGATGTACATTCAGGCTTTTACGGGGATGAAATATGGAAGACATTTAACAAGGCCCTAGAGCATTACAAGGACTTAGACATACACCCTCACAGAATGCTGTTTGACCAAGCAAGAGACAAGTTCGAGGACGGGAGTATAGACATCTTACATATAGACGGGCTTCATACTTACGAGGCTGTTAAGCACGACCTAGACAATTGGTCTCCAAAGGTTAAAAGTAATGGGATTGTGATGTTCCATGACATAGCAGAAACGGGGCGGGACTTTGGAGTGTACAGGCTTTGGGAAGAACTAGAGGGAGTAAATACCCTAGCCTTTCCTTTCTATCACGGTCTTGGGGTGGTGTTCCTTGGGAATAAGCTGGGGGATAAGCCTGTGGACAACGCTTGTATAGACCACTACAAACAACTAGCAGATAAATTGGGTTAATACATATATGGTGGTAGATCATCATTCAATGTGGGGCTGGGAGCAACCAGAGGGGGATGTTGTATTCACTTGGAATGATTTTACAATGGCCCCTAAAGTGTCCGAGTGGAAGAGACAAGGGAAAAAGGTTGTAGTTTTTGAACATGGTTGGAACTCGTTTTTTGACTATGAACTTAATAACCACGACTTCCTGGCCGACGGATACATGTGCCTAGGGGAGAATGCAAGACAGAGCTTAATTAGACACGGCCTAGAGCCTCACAGAGCCTTAGTAACAGGTAATCCACGCTTTAGTACACTAAGGGGAGATATTAACACTAACCCTACTCCTAGGATACTCTACACAGCCCTACACTGGGTTGCTGATAGAAGGGCTTTTAATACCAACAAGCTCAAGTTAATCAAGGACACATTCCCAGAGTGTGAGGTAGATGTAAAGACTAACGGCAACAGTAAAATTGATATACCCACGGGGGTTAAGGAATGGTTCTCTAACATATATGCTAATCACGACCTATTCCCCAGTATTGCCCGAAACTTGTCAATGTATGATTTAATACTAACCCCCAAGGAAAGCACCTTTGACTTTGTGGCCCTACTACTTGGAAAGAAAGTGTTTAGAATTGCACAGGCCCCTGAATATCAAGCCTCAGGTGAACCTAATACCCGAAACATCCTCGAGTACACTACTGTAAGCCACGACCTATTAGACAAGGACACACAATTGCTGGTGGACCTAAAAGACGAGCTTGGAGAGAGTTTACAGTTACAAGAGATTTTAGACTGGGTCGAGAGTTTATAGTGGTATAATATAACTATGAGTAAATACAAAAGCCCACTAGGAAATGAATTGTGGATTAGTCAAACCTACCACACTAACACTTCTAACAAAGCGGTGGACTTTGGAAGCACTCCGGTTGGTACACCAGTCTATGCTATGGCAAATGGAGTGATTGGTACAATATCCTCAGCCTATGGAAGTTATCTTACACTCGATGTAGACAATTCAGACCACAAGTTATTCTATGTTCATGTATACAAGTTTAAGGTAGCCAAAGGGCAAAGGGTTGTTGTAGGCCAACAGTTAGCCGAGATTGCACCTCAAAGTGTAAACGGAGGCTATGCGCCACACCTACATCTTGGATTACAACCCCAGTACAACCTCATGGACTATTTAAGTCGAGACATATCAATTCAAAGTAAATACATGGCGATACAAGTGGTATGGTTTAAGGGTGGAGTGTTTGATTGGAGTAAACACAGTGATTTAAGTTATGAGAATACTAACATGAAAAAAGGCGATAGGATAATTGTAAAGACTGCCCAGAATATACGCATGTCTCCAGGGGGGGAGATTACAGGAGATAGTATCCCAGGTCAGACCGGGGTTATATGGGACGAGCCACGACAGGCTATGGCGGATGGAAAGAGTTACACTTGGTTTGACATTCATTTTGATGGGGCTGGAAGCGGTTGGTTAGCAGATGTGGGCAAGTTTGAGATAGCCCCTGTGGTAATCCCTGATACCCCTAATTGCGATGAATACATTAAAAAGGTAGAAACACTCCAGGTAGAAATCGAAGACCTTAGAGTTGAGGTAGGGGGTTTAGAGAGTGAATTGAAATTGGCAGACGAAAGGGTAACTTATGCTAACAAAACCTTAAAGACGAGAGAAGCGGAGATAGATGAGTTGAAAGCCAACTCAGAAGCAGAGATAAAGAGGTTGCAAGGGGATTTGGATTTGAAAAACAGAACATTGGAAGAAACTGTAAAGGAATTGAACGAATTGAAAGAAGGTAGGGATTCCATATTAAAGAAAATTGGAGATATTATATACAAGTTGTTTAAGGGTTCTAGTGTTAGTTAATTTTATTATATATTTAATATGAAAGGTTTTTTCCAAAAGGTAGCGAAGTTGTTAGCAAGGTTCTACAACTGGTTGCCCTCAAAGGTTAAGATTGCTATGTATGTGGCAACTTCAACGATTGTAGCAGGTTTGATTTTGCTTTTAATTAAGTTTCTAACGAATCTAAATACCCAGAATGAGATTGTAGAGTTGTTTATTACAGCGATTGTTCCTGTACTAACAATTATTGCGAATATATTTCAGAAGATGGTTGTTGATTACGGAACAAAATTGTTAGCATTGGAAGATGATACTACTACAATTGATATGCTAAAAGAAAAGGTGGTTGACACAAAGGTCTTGATAAAGAGTTCAGTAAAGTAGAACCTATGAAAACTGCCAAGTTCAATATCCTAGGTTTAACAAAACCTAAGAAACAAAGGGGTAGACCAAAGGGGAGTAAAAACAAACCGAGGAAACCAATAATTAAAATAAGCAACAACACCATGGAGAAAGAAGGACTTTATACCTCAGGAAGTGAGGACAGCTTTAAGACCAAGGAGCAAATGCAAAGGGAGACCCTTTACAAGGGTAATGTGAGCGTAGAATATCCTGACCGATATATAGCCGAATTGTCCTTTGAAGAGCTAAACGAAGAGATGATAAGACGCAGTCGCTTAAGGCAAAAGGTCGAGAACAAGGAGTACAGCACCACTATTGAGATAGAAACTGATAGACCAATAGGGCTTGTATGGTGGGCAGACCATCATGTAGGCGGTCAGTTTGTAGATTACGAGAGATTAAAGTTTGAGGCCGATGAAATAAAGGCTAACCCATACTTAAGAGTAGCACTTGGAGGGGATTTTAGTGATTCATTCGTGTGGCTTCCTGCGGCCTTTGATGATGTAGCCAACCTTACAGAGCAAAACCTTTACCTTTACAGACTCATAGAATATATAGGTTGGGAAAAGGTTTTGTTTTGTGTAATTGGAAACCATCCGAAATGGGCAAGAAGAGGGGGATTGGACGGATACGATGAAATGAGAAAGAAAATACCAGTCTTTGATGGAGTTGGTACTGTCGATTTAGTGATAAACGGAATATCCTATACAGGAGCGGCTATTCACAAGGCAAGGGGAAGTTCCTACATGGACCCTAATTTTGGAGGCAAGAGATTCTTAAGGGAAAATGACGGCTACGACTTTGTACTAACGGCTCATACTCATGATGGGGGTTCACAGACTATTAACAGAAGGGACAGTAAAGGAGAGAGGGAGGTAGCTCTTCTGTCAGGTAAAACATTCAAGGAAACAGACGACTTTATGGACACAGAGGGCTTTAAGAAGAAGACAGGTGTTGGACTTGGAAGCAACGGTATTATCTTCCACCACCAAAAGAAGAGCATGTTACCAGTAAGTTCATTCTGTAAAATACTAGACTACATTTAAGTAGTACAACTCTGCCCTACTCTCTATTGAGTTCTTAATTTACCTCTTTTAGTTTTGTAATTCTGAAACATACTAAAAAGCGTAACTTATGGAAATGGAATACTAAAACTTGTAAAAGTTAGTAGGTTTTGGGAGTGGAATACTAAAACTTCGGCTTAATTTGTACGGTGTAATCCACAAATTAGGCGTAATATGGGGAATTGAATCCACAAATTAGGCGTAGGTTTTGGAAATGTAATTCTAAAATTTAAGAAAATCGGAAATACCGATTAATTGTAAACTAAATTGTAAAGTTAATTGTAATGGTAAAAAGGCAGATAAGTTAAGAGAAAGTGGCCTAAAGCTAAGGCAGATAGCAGACGAGCAGGGTATCTCTCGTAGGCAAGTGTCTGATAGATTAAATGGGTACCAGAGATTAAAAGAAAAATATGAGAACTAAAGGAACTCAATGTACACCTGCAACAGTCCACAGACAGCGTTGCGAGGTGTACTCGTAATTGAGAATAGTTGGATATATCAGACCTATTGCACAATGGAACATAGGAAAACAAGCCGAGTGGTCGGATAGGAAGATGTTCCAAATCCCTAAATAGCACCGTTGTGGACGGTTAGTCAAGCATAGGTGATAGACCGCCCCCAAGAGTGCTATTGTACTCGCACATTAAAAATCCAACTAAACACACAGGTTAGACACACACGAGGAGGTGCATTGTGTCAAAGCATAAACGCAAGATCGCAGTTAAGAATGATGGTTGTGGCAAAAACGATTGGAAGAGAGAAATCAAGGAAAGTCAAAACTATATTTGCCCAGTATGTGGAAAAGTAGGGACTAATAGTTCTATGGATATTCACCACATGAGGCCGAAATGTAAAAACGGGAGCAATTCAAAAGAAAACTGTGTCGCATGGCACAAGACCTGTCATAGAGATTATCACCAGAAGTATGGTACAAAAATCTCCGACAGGTTTGGCAACCCTATTTAGTTGGTAAGAGGGGGTATTCACATATCCATTTTGTATACACTACTGGTATATATGCCCCCTCTTTTAAGTCCACACCCGAGTTCATACCTAAGCTCAACCCACTACTGTATACCTACTACAAGGGGCTGTGATACCTCTGGGACTGTCGGAAGGTATGAGGTTGGATAAGTTTGCCTCTATAAAAATCAGATACCTTAGAATTGATTACAGGGCTTCACGCTATCCCATAGGTTTATATTATGACCCTTTGACACGGGTATGGTTAGGGGGTACATTAGAGTATGAAAAGTAGGAGCATATTTAAGTTAGGTGGCTCTGTGGGGGTAGGTTCTCCTAACTACCTACCCCTGCAAAGCTAGAAAGGAGTTAAATGGAATACAAAGAAATATCACAAGAGATAAACGGTGTGAAGTTCAAAAGGAAGTATGCAGATAGGTTTGTGGTTACAGAGGTTGATCCGGATTTTAATCAGCCCGAAGAGTCAATGTACGCAGTTGTACTTTCAAGTCTCGTTAGAGACCCTAGGTTTACCCCTGCCGAGAAGATTGTCATTTTAGAAATATCTGCTCTATCTAGGAGGAATGGATTTTGCTATGCAACAAAGGGGTATATTGCAAAGGCCGCCAATACAAGTATCAGAACGATAGAAAACACACTTAGGAAAATGGAGGAGTATCAAATAGCAGAGAGGGTCTATACAAATAAGTTGGTGGACAAAGATGGCAAGGAATACACAGGCACATATCAGAGGATTTACTGGAAACAACAACCTTTTGAGGGTGTATCACAAATTAACCAAGGGGGTGTTGGTAAAAAAGTGTTAGAGGGGGTTGGGAGAAATTACCAACACAAAACAGAGTATAAAAAACAGAGTGTAATAACAAATAATCTATCTAATATAGATAGAGGTGTATCCACCAGGAGAGACAAGTCTCATTCCAATGTTTCCTCTAAGGAGAGAACAGACAGAACAGAGGAAAAAGGTGGTACTTATGGGAATAAGGACATACAAGTCTTAAAGGCTTTCTTGATTAAGTACTACCCTAAACCGCTAGACGGGGTCGGGGATACGAGGAAGTTGTGGAACTTATATCAAGTCGCTCATCCAAGGAAAGGGTTAGACGAATGGATGGACTCCCAGTGGAAGAAGAACATAGAGTCGTTTCTAAGGGTCTACCTTGACGACACAGAGGATAGGTTCCTAGTAGGAAGTGTAGACAAACTGAAAGAGAAGGCCAAGCTCTGGAGAGAGTATCGAGGCAAATTAAATTAAGTACATATTACAATGGAAGACTTTGTAAGCACAGACCTAGGTTTGATTAACCGAGACAATGCCAACTGGGCATATACCAACGGCTTAATCAACAAGGAGGGACGCCTTTTAGACAAGCCCATACTAGGGATTGGCGAGAAATGGGTTCAGTTGTACTCCTACTTTAGATGGGTAATACAAGATATTAAATCCAGGATACCCACGCCACCTGCAAAGGTAACTCTAGGAACGGACGAGTTCATAGAACTTATGAGGACTGGCAAGCTAGAAAGGGGTGAGGGTGAGGACTTTTACCATGCCCACTACACCCCAGTTGAAGACTTAGTAAGGGCCGGCAAACAAGCCTGTGTTGATGCCCAGCCCCAAACTAAACGCAAGGAGTTTGATTGGGATAGTATATAATTTTATTTAATACAAGAATGTTACACGATAATTTCCAGGATACGAGATACTATGTTAAGAGATATACAAACTTCCCACACAGGGATGAAGCGGATATACTAATGGATGAGTTTGATAATATCGCTGATGCCCAGGACAGATCACTTGACCTAAACGCAAGAGAGAGCGGATACAGGTACTACATCCAAGAGAACCCACACGAGTGGATTGAATTAACCAAGTCCCAAAGGGAGTTTATTAAGAAGAACTTCCCTCAGAGCCTATAACAATTATTTTTACTAAAACACTTGACAAGGCATTGGTATGGGTATAAGATATAGATAATTAAATTATTACATATATCAAATATGTACAAAGTATATTTAGATGGTGAGAACTTAGACCCTGATTATGGGAAGTTAATCACCGAGTCTAGGTTAGCCAGATCAATGGGTCAAGCCTTAGAGTACGCCAAGGACTATCTTAAAATCATTGATTTGGGGAGTGTGTCAATTATCCAGGACGGGAAAGTTTTGTGGGAGGAACGCAAGGAAGTTAGCGGTGGAGCAAGCTATGGGTTGTATAACAAGGGAACGCACTATGTTTATTTGACAGAGAACGACAACGAGAATGACCCTATGGTAAGTATGAGTAGTTGGACTACTGATTCAGACCCAGTTACACTAAGGGAGTGGCTCAAGACAACCGAAGAGGCTAAGAGATTGAGAAGCAAATTGACAAGGATGTTAGTTGAGGATGGATATAAATTAAGTGGTAGAAACAATGAATAAGTACAATGTAGGATTTTCTATAAAATTGCCAATCCCAGGACAGCAGTATTCTAACCTAGAGGCCAGGTTTGACTGGGAGCAAGAGACCGAGAAAGGTTTTGAGGATGCTATGAAGGAGGCCGACAAACAGATTGAGGTTCTAAGGGGTAAGGTAGACAAGGTTGGAGGCGAAATGCAACTTAACTACAAGACCCTCATAGAAGTTCAGGAAGAGAAACTTGCCAAGGCAAGGGAAGAGTTTATTAAATTAAAAAGTACAAACTAATGGAAAGTTACAAACTAGAGCAGGTCAGCTCGAAGACAATGACCAGCAAGAAGACAGGTAAGGACTTTGAGAGTGTAGGAATTAAGATAGGCGGGGAGTGGTATAACGGTTTTGGTAAGCCCGGGGTTACAGATAGATGGCAGGAGGGCATGGAGATTACGGGTATTGAGTTGTATCAGAATGGGGATTACAAGAACTGGAGATTTGTTAGGCTTGAGGACAGGATAGACGCACTGGAGAAGAGAATTGCAGAACTTGAGAAGAACGGTATAGGGTTTTAGTTAATTTTAGTTATACAGAGATATGAGAGTAACTATGAAGATACTTAAACGGATTAAAGAGACAATAAAATCCCACAGAGAACTTACCAGGTTAAAGAAAGAACTTAAAGAACATGAAGAACTATTGAGATATATGGAAAAACGAATGATTGAAGATGGGTGGACTTGGGACTTTTCTGGAATACTCCCAAAACTTGTAAAACCTAGAAGAAAAGCAGTAACTGCAAGGTTTCAATTTGTTCGGGGAGCAGACGAAGTAAAGAAAGAGGTAATAGAAACAATCAAACAGGAACTAGACAAAGCAAGTGAAGAGGGAAGAAGAGAGATTTATCTAAATTATTAAGGGAGGAAGAATGAAGAGGATTAGTAAGGTTGCTATAAATCCTAGTTGTATTCCAATAGGGAAACTTCAGGATTTTGCAAAAGAGTTATCTAAAAAGTATGGGTGGAGTGGTTATTATTTTGAGAATAATGCATATGAACCTATTTATGTGTGTAATATCAAATCTAAATTAAGACAATAAGTAATATGGAGAAGAAAGAGTTAAGGAAGAAAATAGAAGAGTTAGATATAAAAAGAAAAGTAAGTGAGATGAAGGGAGATGTAGTTAATTACGATACTGATAATCAATATCATTATATAAGCGAAGAGGATATATTAGAATTACTAGACAAAGCAAGGGAAGAGGGGAGAAAAGAACTCTTGACCCAACCCCAAACAGAGGAAGAAACAAAGTTAGTTATGCCACCAAGCGCATACGAACAAGCAGAGAAAGAGGGGTATGATATGAGAAAGAAGGTTAAGAGTGAGTTAATACCAGAGGACACCCCAGAGCAGAAAGAGGAGTGGGAGGAGGAGTTTATGGGGGTTTTAGAAACATTCAAAGATGAGATTTGTTCAAACTTCTTTGCTAGTAGTAAACCACTAACCGATTTTATTAAGCAACTCCTAAAGGAGAGAGAAAAGGAAGCAAAAATAGAAGTTCTTACGGAGATATTTCAAACTTGTTACCAGGAAGACAGCAGGACTTTAGAATTAGTGCAGGAGAAACTGCAAGACCTTAAGGATCTAAGTTTAGTATTAAGTTAAATGGATGAGAAAACAGCGTTTATTGTTTTAATAGAGTTTAGTTAATTTTAGTTATATAGAGTTATGATATGACAATAATAACGATGTTCATATTCCATTAATTTAAGAACGAAAATATATGGGTAATAACTTTATAAAGGAAAATAAAGAATTAAGAGAAAGGTTTCTAAAAGAATTTAGCTATCACCACGGGCACTACAAACATAAAATACACTACAGGACTCAAGGTGGGGATATTGTAGAATTTTGGGAGGATGCTGTCCCGAAGGAAATTTTAGATTTTATAGAATCCGAGAAGCAGAAGAGTTACGAGGAGGGGTATGAACAACACGAGAAAGATGCTATTAAGAGTTAGAATGATTTTGGCAGAGAAATAGAAAGGAGAATGATAGAACTTCATAAGAAGATTAGTTAATTTTATTTATATGGAGAAAGGAGAGTAACTATGAATATACCAAATTTTGATATGTTTCCAAATCTTTCTCGATTATCTCTAGGAGAACTATCTATGATTGCACAATCTACTACAAATGAGTCATTAAGATGTTCGGCAGTAACACGAATGCAGGTTATACAAGAAACTGGAGCTAAAGAGTTAGAATTGCTGAAAAATAGTCCACATAGTAAATTGCTTGAAAAATCGCAGAAAACAAGTAAAACAAATCTTGAGTTAATATCTAAACTATTAAAGAAAGAAGAATGAGGATTTACGAGAACGAGGGCAGGAAGTATTTAAGTGTAACTACCATTTTAGATATGATGTATGGGTTTGACAACGAGGGCTTTACTACATGGGCATTGTCTCAGAACATAAACCCTAAGTGGATCACGGAGCATTCGGCCAGTCTTGGAACCAAGTATCATGCTTATTTTGAGAATAGGTTTTACGGCATTAGTGAATGGGCAGATGTCCTTGAGGATGGAGATGAGGGGTACAAGAAGAGTGTTGAGGACTTTTATGCTAAAGGCTGGGAGATAGTAGAAAGTGAAAAGGTTGTGTACTGTGATGAGTTTAGGTTCGCTGGTAGGTTGGACATGGTGATTAAGAATAAGGGCTTGGGAATTGAGAGGGCTTTGGCTGATGTTAAGACATGGGGAGCATGGAGTGGTAAGAATTACAAACGCAGTTCGTCTAAGCTCAAGAAGGTGTCAGACCAGTTGAGTATGTATAGGTATGCACTTGGGGAGGATATACCTATGTACTTAATAGTCCCACAGAAGAATGGGGAGTGTATTATTGAGGGGATAAAGCCTTCAAAACGCTGGAAGAAGTACATCAAAGAGAACCTAGAAAAGATACTTGACATGACCAACTGATGGTGGTAATATAAATGTAATAAAATTATTATATATTCAAATGAAGAATATAATACAAGACAAGTTAGGTAGGTTTAAGTCCTTAAAAATAAACCTATTGGATGGTCAGAGACGGGGAGAGATAGTCTTTAGGAGAGTGTTTCTGATTGTAGTTCTTTACATAATCCTAGTCCTGATTGGCAAGCAGGTAGCCTACAAGAATGAAGTTAGAGATGCACAGGCTAAGGAAACTATTGAATGGGTCAACGGGGACAGGGTAACGACCAGGCCTAGTGGCGAAGTTGAGGTAGTCCCAAAGGAGGTCTTTGAGGATAAGACAGATGATAGGGTTGTGAAGATAGAGAAGTTCTTTAGAATTAACAGAGGTAATGCACCACTTATGGCACATGCAGTAAAGTTTGTAGAAGTTGCCGACAAGTACGGATTGGATTACAGATTGCTTCCAGCTATTGCGACAATGGAGAGTGGCGGAGGGAAGAGTTTATTTAGATCCTACAATGCGTGGGGATATGGGAAGTACAATTTTAGTAGCTTTGATGAGGGTATTGAAACAGTAGGTGCAGGTTTGAAGAAGTACAAGGATAGAGGATTAGTTACACCAGGCCAAATTGCACCAGTCTACTGTCCTCCTAATGCTACTAACTGGGCTAAGGGTGTAGAGCAGTTTATGAACGAAATTGAAGCACTTTAACATCCTAGGGCATTTTGGAAACGCAAAGAATCTGGAATGTTCGCAGGAGAGTCGACTGGCCCATGAGGTACGGGTAGTTCCTCGTGGGTCTATACCTTAGTATTGGCCTTAAGCAAGCGAGTGCTAGGGTATAGATTAGAGTTAAATTAAGTCATTGAAATATGTTTTGGACAATAGTAATTGCGATAATCTTTGTACTTTATGTACTACCTATTCTAGTCAATATAGTTGTGATAATTTGTGAGTCTATTGATTGGAAGGTGTTTGGCACGGTGATTTTAGGGTTAATATGTGCTTTTGTGGCGATTGGTGTAATTTTGAGTGTTATATTTTAATGTATACAATACCGATAGAACTTAAAACATACAACAGAAGAGCCGATGGAAGCGTAAGTCTCAGGTGTGAGTCCTTAATCGAGGTTAGCAGTAGTGACATTGCTATTGTGGACTCATACCGAGGCAATACAGGCTTTGTAGTACTTACTGACACAATGGTAGGCAATGAAGTGGACTTGGATGTGGATGAGATTATTAAGAACCTCCCAGAGAATGATGCTATTGATAATTATAAAAGCCCTAGCAAGAGGCTAAGAGATGTGCTCTGGGTAGCCTCTAAGCAGAAGCTAGGGCATGAACCGACTAAAGAAGAGTTTGCAGACTTTTACAAAACCCAGTACGAGAAGTTGATAAACCACTATAAATTAAAATTAGACCCTGATATATGAAAACCATTGCAGATATAAGTTACGAAAACCGAGTGCATATCACGACCTTATACAAGCGACTTTCCACTAGGGGGATACCCTTTGAGTATGTGGACGGGGTCAAGGCTGTAGATGAGAAGTATATCCCAAGCTTATTGAAAGAGGGACAGAAGGGTCGTAGACTTTCCAGGGAGGATATGAAGAAATTAGGACTTGACAGGACGCCTTGACAGGACGCCTTGACAAGTCCGATTGAGTTTGGTAATGTAGTTAATAACTTTTGAAAAACTAAAATGCCCCAAAAGATTAAAGAGCAGGAGTCTCTGAGCAAAACGAAGTTAGGCAAGAAACTAGACGACGCCTGGAGTTTAGCAGTTAAGATAAAGGCAGGTTACAGGTGCGAGGTATGCGGGAAGCGATCCACCCTCAATTCACATCACATTGTAGGAAGAAGAAACAGAACGACCCGTTGGGATTTAAGAAATGGGGTCTGTGTTTGTGTTAAACACCACAAGTTTGGCATCGAGAGCTTTCATGAAGACCCCTTGTGGGCTAAAGAGTGGCTTGAAGATAAAAGGTGGGAAGATTATGCCTACTTGTACATGGTTAAAAATCAGATTAAGAAGTGGACTTTTGAAGATATGCAGGAGCAGTTAGTTAAATTGAAGAAGATAATTGACAAGGCATGAGACACTTCTGGTACATTGTAAGACATAAATGGTTTGTTATGATAGAGTGTTTTAAGGTTGGCTTGATATGGGAGGGGATAGTCCACGACTTAGACAAGTTTAGAATTGAGTATTTTGTTGCTTACAATAAATATCAAAAGAGAAAATTATTCAAGGCTCAACAGCCAGAAGAGTTGTATCCCAAAACTGGAGATAGGGGAATAAATAGGGAGATATTACGACATAGAAAAACAAGTCCACACCACTGGCAATATTACTGTTATGGGAGAAAACAACCTAGTCCTATGCCAGACAAGTATATAAAGGAAATGATTTGCGACTGGGTAGGAGCTGCTAAGGCAAGGGGAAGAAAGAACTTAATGGAGTGGTACTCTGAGGCTAAGGATTACATGATTTTTAATGAGGAGACAAAGGGAAAAGTAGATACTATGTTAAATAAATTTATCAATAAATAAAATGGGGGAGAAAAAAACAAAGCTCTTAATTACAGGAATGGCTGGGTTTGTAGGAAGTCATTTATGGGAGCATACCATGAAGACAACAGACTGGGATGTAATAGGCCTAGTAAAAATGGATAGGGCGGGAGACTTAAACAGAATACAGGAGACACTAAACGACCACCCTGAGTATTTATCAAGGACAAAGACTGTAAGGCACGATCTAAATGATAGTCTTAATACTGTACACAAACACATAGGGGAGGTTGATTATATTGCACACTTAGCAGCTTGTAGTCATGTTGATATTTCCATATCAGACCCAGTAGGGGTATTTAACAACAATGCTAAGACTACTGTTAATATGCTTGAGTACGCTAGAACTAAACAACCTAATCTCAAGAAGTTTATTTATTTTTCTACAGATGAGGTGTATGGTCCAGCTCCAGAAGGGTATGATTTTACCGAAGAGGACAAACTAAGACCGAGCAATCCGTATAGTGCTGGTAAGGCTGCTGGAGAGATGATTACAATGGCGTATGGAAAGACTTACGACTTCCCTTACTTAATAACGAATACCATGAACATATTTGGAGAAAGGCAAGACCCTGAGAAGTTGATACCTTTATGCATGAAGGCTATACAGGAGGGTAAGAGAATGACGATACACGGGACACCTGGGAATGTAGGAAAGAGACATTGGTTACATGCTAGGAATGCAGCAGACGCTGTTTTGTTCCTTTTACAGAATCCAATCATTCAAAGTAAGGTTCACATTGTAGGGGATATAGAAATGGATAATTTACAAATGTATAAATTAGTTGCCAAGTACATGGGTAAGGGAGATGTAGTAGAGGGTAGGGATTATTGTTATTTAGATTTCCATAGCACCCGCCCAGGACACGATAGCCGATATGCCATGAGTGGTAAGAGATTGGCCGATTTAGGTTGGGTTGCACCAGTTGATTTTGAAGATAGTATTAAAAGAGTTGTGGAGTGGAGTAAGGCCCACTCAGAGTGGATTAGTTAGTCATTGACAACGAGATAGGTAGGGGTTATAGTTAATATAATTTGCTTATATACTGCCCAAATGAATAAGACAGAGGCGAGATTTTGCACAAGTTCACAAGGAATTGGAGCATATCTACTGTGGCACTCCATATACCCTGACAGGGTCGCCGAACTGTCTCCCCTCCCGACGCTACTTTACTTCGGAGAGAAGGATTACGACGGGGTCATGCTTAAATACTGGAAAGGGGTGGTTATTCCTGCTTGTGAGTTTGGTGAATGTCTAGCTACCATACAGAGGGTACTCAAAGAGGGTCAAGTTGATACCGATTGGTTCTTTGATATGTGGGATGAGATATACGACATAAGGAGTGATTACAAGAATCGTGGGCAGTTAGAATTACTGGATGTGGTATAATTGAGTATGGGATGTAAGAGGAAGAAGAAGCGATAAATTACACAAGGGGACAGTGGTTAAAATGGCGGAAGGAAGAAGCGCTAGACCAATTTGATATAAGTTTATAGTAAACCCATAGAGGTTAACAATGAGTACAACTGAAACAGTACAAAAGAGCAAGGACAAGGCGATTATCACAGGTATAGATAGGGACTTTTTCAGACTATACTGTGAGGACAACGAGCAGCTTAAAAAGAGCATGGAGGAACTCATATACATTGGTACACACTCTCAGGACGAGAGGGTCCGTATAGATGTTCATAAGTACATCATATCCCAGTTAATTGGCAACCCTAAACAGGTGGCCGATATAACTTCAAAGGGCGAACAACTCAAGGCCGGTATATTTGTAGACTGGAGCGAGGATGAAGACATACAAACCCCATAAATATCAAAAGGCTTTTCACAGGTCTAAAGCTAGGTTCAGAACTCTCATAGCGGGTCGCCGTGGAGGGAAAAGCATAGCAGGTACAATAGAGGCCCTACACTGGGCTGATACTTACCCTAACTCAAGGGGAATGATAGTAGCCCCAACATACCCTATGTTAAAGGATGTCAATATCCCTATGTTTATGGATTGGGTTCCTGTACACACTATAAAGGCCTGGAACAAGCAGGACCACAAGATACAGTTCGTAAATGGTAGTGAAGTGGCATTTAGAAGTGGTGATAACCCGGACAGGTTAAGGGGTGTAGGTTTGGACTGGCTTTGGCTAGACGAGGCTTCATTCCAGGATAGGCAGGTGTGGGAAGTGGTATATCCAGCACTTACAGACAGGGGAGGGGTAGCATGGATCACAACTACACCACAGGGCTATGACTGGGTATACGAGGGATTTTACAAGCCTGCGATAGAAGGGCAGGAAGACTTTGAAACTTGGCGATATTCAACCGAGGAGAACCCTTACATTGATAGAAAGTTAATCGAGAAGGCTAAGGGCGATTTAAGTGAGGCTATGTTTAGACAGGAGTATCTAGCCAGTTTTGAGAAGTTTGAAGGACTGATATACCCTGACTTTGAGGAGGGTAAACATGTGATAAACATTCCGGAGAGAGACAGGCAGGATACATTCTTTGTTGGCTTAGATGTAGGTTGGAATCATCCAACTGCAATACTACTTATGAAAGAGGATATAGAACATAATCTTTATGTAGTAGACGAAGAGCGAAAGTCCCAGCTTACAGCCGTTGAGATAAGCAATCACCTTTCAGCCATTCTTACACGAAATGGGCTTAAACGAGACGATGTTAGCTCATATATCATTGACCCAGCAAGTAGGGGTACACAACAGACCTCAGGAATGAGTATGTACGACCAGTTGGCCGAAGAGGGGTGGGGCTTTATACCTGGAAACAACGATGTAATGGCTGGTATTAACAGGGTTACAAGGCTATTTAGGGAGAACAGGTTGTTTGTAGGTAGAAATTGTGTAATGTTAAAGGAGGAGCTTATGAACTACCACTGGCGAAAGTGGAAGGAGGACGCTGATAGTGACAGGGCTAAGCCGTTTAAGTTGAAAGATGACTTAGTCGATGTTTTAAGATATATAGTAATGAGTCGACCTGATTGGTTCGAGCATCCTAACTTGGACTTGTATGGTAGGATAATTGAGGAGCAGGAGGACACAGAGGGAGAAGACCCGATAGAGTTTTTGGATGAAGAGGAGGGCGACCTTTTGGAAGATGGGGGGGAGTTATTTTAATTATGATATAATTATATATGGACTTAATGATTTTAATTGTGGCAATAGTTGCTGTGTTAGGCCTAGTGGCTATTGGCATTATATTGTTACTGGTATCGCGATCTGAGAGGGAGAGCTTGTATAAGCTAATCAAGAGCAGGGACTTGGGGGAGTATGTAATGGCGACCGCACCTGTTGAAAAGCCCGAAGAAGAGCCTGAGGAGGTCGATATACCAGTTGATGAGATACCATATATTGAAGAATCAAAAGAGTAGAGTGTATCGAAAAAGTCGAGGGAGTAACTTTATCTAAAAAGAAATGGCAAAAGGTATTAAAGAGGTCGTTAGAGGCTTGGTAGGTAAGCCCGAGAGAGAAAGCAAGGAAAAGTACGACGAGGCCTACTGGTTGTCGCATACCGAAGCGATGTTTGAAGAGTCTAAGGGTTATCGGAGCACTCATGTTGAAAGGCAATGGTTTATCAATAACAGTTATTACAAGGGCAATCAATCTATTAGATACAACAAATCCACGGGGAAGTTGGCATTTGCCAGTAAAGACCCTATGGACTTCCAGGTTAATCAGATATACGCCACTTGCAGGGCTGTTAGAGGGGCTGTTACAAAGACTGCCCCAACTTGGGATGTAGACGCACTTCCTTACGCGACACTTGATTCAAGGGCCTCCAGGATACTAGGGGAATACCTAGCCTTTGTGTATGATAAGTTACATCTTAAACACTTAGTTAAAAAGGCTGTACTTTATGGTATGTTGTACGGTCAGGGTATATTCCAGTATGGGTATGACGCTGCGGCCGACGAGGGTGAGGGACTACCATGGATACAGGTACTTGACCCATTTGACACTTACATTGACCCATATGCCACCGATATAGACAACGCCAGGTATGTAGTCAGGGTTATATCAAGGCCAAAAGACATAGTAGAGAGAAACCCACATTACGACAAAAAAGTGGTCAAGGAATTAGCCACAACTTCAAAGCAGAGTGAAAGTATGTACAAGGAATTGCTTAATACTAGGGACAGTGATGTGAGTTCCATGTCTGAAAACCTACTCTTACACGAAACCTGGTGTATTACAGAGGACGGGGTAAGGGTAATAACCACTTGCGAAGACAAGATCCTTAGAAACGAACTTACGGCCTTTAAGAAACTACCCTTTGAGCTATACTTCCCAGATGTCACTTTGAATGAACTGTACGGTGAGGGCTGGGTCAAGAACTTAGTCCCACTTAATAAGGCCTTAAACTACTTAGAAAGGTCTATACTAGAGTACAACATCATATTTAGTAAGGGTAAGTACATTACCGATTCCAACTCAGGTATTAAGATAATCAACAACCGAAACGGACAGATATTAAGACACAAGCCTGGGCACACAGTAACTCAAATGGACATGAAGCCAATGAGTTCAAGTGCATTCAGTCAGATAAACAACATTAAGGAGTACATACAAAACATAGGGGCCGCACACGAGGCATTTATGGGCAAGGCTCCAGCAGGGGTTACAAGTGGAATAGCCTTTGACACTTTAGTTGCCAATGCCTACACCAACATTATAGACTTAATCGACAACCTAGCCGATTGCTTAGCAAGACTGGGGGAGGATATATTAGATTTGGGCTATGAGTATCAGTTGATTACCAAGCCATTCAGAACTCAGGGGGGAGAAATGTATGGGCTTATCAGTGGCCAGGTAGGGGAGGAGAATGTCCCTAGGGTAGTCAAGGACGGGAAGGAAGTTATGGGTTATGAACTGGGACAGGGCATTATGGAGATAGTTCAGATACCAAAGAACCCTGAGGTTAAGGTTAGAATTACAAGCGGTGTGGCACATACAAAGGAAGGTAAGAGAGAGATATTGACCATGTTAAGAGGTGGGGGTGATATAAGCAGAAAGACCTTACTAGAGAATTATGACATTGACCCCGAGGAAGAGAAGCAGAGACTAATGGACGAGAAAATGGAAATAGCCGAGTTGCAAATGGCATCGCAACCTCCTGCGCCTGAAGGGCCAATGCCAGGGGAAATGGGAGGAGAAATGCTAGCACAGCCAATGGTCTAAAATGGCTTAGTAAAACTTGTGGCTTTTGAGTAGGGGGTCTCCTCGAACCCTCTACGCAGAGGCTATAAGTGGGTATGCTATAATTAAGTAGAGGCCACAAGCCTACTAGCACCATGGGGTGAGTTCTTTATATAAGTTTATCCGCCCAGTCGAGACTGAACTCGTTAAAATGTGGGTAACACTATGGATAATGAGGAAATGGATGTAACAAGCACAGAGACAACTGTGGACACTTCATCCGATGTCAAACAAACAGCACCTGAGGCTTTAGATTCTGCAGAGGTGCAGTCAAATACCGAAAGTGATGGTGAGGAATCAAGGGGTAATAAAATACCTTACGATAGATTCCAAGAGAAGGTCAATGAGCTCAATCAAATGAAAGAGCAAATGGCCGAGTTGCGAGCCAAAGCAGAGATTGCTGATAGGTTAAGTCAGGCTATAAATCCACCACAAGTGGATGCCAGACAGAAGCAATTAGACGCAGCAAGACGCGAACTGGAAGCCATGGGATATGTGGATAAGTCCACAGTAGACCAGCTATTCGAGCAGAAGCTAAGTGAGTACAAATGGCAAGAGAGATTTGTCAATCAGATGGATCAACTCAGCAAGAAGTACGACGGCAGTAATGGGGGTGTAAAGTTTGAAGCCGAGAAGGTCGCAGCCTTCATGGACGAACAGACCGCCAGAGGGAATGTAATAACAGACCCTGAAATGGCCTTTAAGATGATGAATCTTGATAGGCTAGTCGAAGACAAAGCTAAAGCTCAGAAGTCTAGTACATACAGTGAGGCACCAGGAAGGCCTGTACACGAAGAGACAGACCAAAGAAAAGCGGACTTGGTGGCGGCAGCGAAGACTGGGAGTATGAGCGAGTTCTTAAAGAAGTACGCCAATATTCCCGATTAAATCGAGGTTATTTATTTTAGTAATTTATTAACATGTCAGTACATACAACTTACGGTGTACAAGCCAACCATGAGGACCTGACAGATGTTTTAGTAATGATGGGTCAAATGAAGACACCATTGTTTTCTAATCTTCCAAAGGTGAAGGCAAAATCAGCCCTTCATGAATGGCCAACAGTATCATACGCAGATGCGGCAACCAACGCGCAGGTTGAGGGTTTTACTTATTCATTTAGTGCATTAACATCTCCTTCAAGGGGACAGAACTACACTCAAATCTTTGGTAAAACAGGTCAAGTATCCAAAACTCAGAGAGCCTCAGACCCAGCAGGGTACAAGGACGAGTACGCTTTCCAAGTTGAGAAAGCACTTAAAGAGATTGGAAGAGACATTGAGAAAGCCCTTATCAACGGAACAGGAGCAGTGTCTGGTGGAACTGGTACAGCTAGAGAGTTAAAGGGTGTATTAGCTTGGATTGCAACCAATGTATCAACTGGTACAGGAACTGGAAGAGATATTACCGAGTCCGAGTTAAATGGAATGCTTGCCGATATTTATAAGGCAGGTGGTGATCCAGATACAATCTTGGTATCTCCTAAACAGAGAAACAAGATGTCCGCACTCTTTGACGATTCAAGGAACTACGTTGATTCAGTCAAGAAGTTTACATCCGCAATCGCAGTTTACGATTCTAACTTTGGAGTATTACAGGTAGTCTCAGACATTCACATGCCTGATGATGAATTAGTAGCTTTGGATTCTTCCACATGGAAGATTGCACAGCTTAGACCTGTCGCAAAGGAAGAGACCGCTAAGACGGCAGATGCAGACGGATTTGCAGTAGTTGGCGAACTCACATTGGCAGCTTACGCTGAGAAATACAATGCGAAAGCCACAGGACTTGCAAGTTAAGTTCTTTAAGGTAAAGGGGGCTTCGGCCCCCAAGCCTTACTAATTTTAGTTAAGGTCGAGGAAATGACAGCAGAGCAGTTACTAGGAGATTTAGCCCCCAAGAATGAAGAGCAGGTTAAGGTATTTAACGAAGCCGTGGGTAGGCTTGTAGAGAACATTAAGCGACAGAAGAGTGAAATGGCTAGTGGTATTTACAGGAATACTGATGGTATATATTTAGCCAATGCCAAGTTAAAGAGTAAGACTGACGGATTTAGTAAAGACAGAGAGTACAGGCACATAGCAACAATTCCCTTAGAAGTAGCAGAGCGTATTAAAGCCAAGTATGGAGATGCTATTATGGACGCAAAGAACGGCAATCAACTTAAGAAGGTACTGCGAAGTGATCCAGAGTTTCAATGGTGTTTAACCGTTGATAGTAGGACTATATAATTTAATCGAGGTGAATTATGAGACTTTTAAGAATATTGTGGCTCCCAACCGATGAAGGAGGTTGTGGGTGGCATAGGGTTCGTATATGGGACAAGGCGATTAACCGACTGGGAATTGCAGAGAGTTTAGTCATGCAGCCAGGAGAGAGTGAAGAAGATGCTAAGAAAGCCATAGACTATGCCGATGTGATTGTAGGTAGACTTAATACCTTTGAGTATATAAGACTAATCAAACAGACATGGCCTAACAAGGTGGTGGTGTTTGACTGGGACGACAATACCCTAGAGACTAAGCCGAGCAATCCAAGCTATCAGAACTTCGGAGTAAGGGATGTATGGGCCGAGGTAAAAGATGTTAGAGAGACCGACTATTACAAGAAGGCCTCCATTGGTACACGAATGAAGATAGACGAAATGGGTATGATCCCCTTATGGGTTACGGGAATTACCCCTGGGTTTAACAGGTTTGTCAATTTAGAACAGCATACAAACTTAATATGGTGCTTACAGGCCTGTAATCTAGCAACTTCTCCGACTCCTGTATTAACTGCTATGTGGGATAAGTATGCAGAACAATCTGCGGTAGTTAGTAACTGCTTAGATTTAAGCTACTATCCCGATGTAGAGGTTAAACTAAAGAGAGAGAAAGGGGAGATTAGAATAGGCTGGAGTGGTGGAAGCTCGCATAGTGCCGACTGGAAGAGCATAATGCCTACTTTAAGAAAGTTGGCCAAGAAACACCCTATTAAACTGGTAGTGGCAGGCAGTTACTTTCCTGAGAACTTCACAGACATTGAGATAGAACACCATCCCTGGGCTAAATGGGAGGCTCACCCTTACAGAATGAAACTACTAGACTTAGACTTTGCGTTGATTCCACTGGCTGATGACGAGAGCTTTAACAGTTACAAGAGCGAGTTGAAGATGATGGAGTTTGCGGCATTGAAAGTCCCTATGATTGTCAAAGACCAATTACCCTACTCTCCGTACATTGAGGGTAATGCCATAGGTTACAAGACCCCACAGGACCTTGAGGGGGCCATTGAGAGGCTGATTAAGAACCCAGGGCAAAAGGACATGGTAAAGAGTGCGTACAAGTGGGTAAGTGAAAAGCGTAATGTAGACCTACTGGCCCCTGACCTGATTAAGTTGTACGCAAGCCTATTACCTGAGAAAACTAGGGAGAAGATACAGACAGAGCCAATCGAGGAGTCAAAATAATTCGTGGTATAATTATATAAGGAATCGAGGAGCCGAATATTTTAGTACAAAAAGATCATGACATTCCTTGACATGCAAAAGCGGGTAGGAGAGCTTATTAACCAAGATGTAACCAATGATACAGGCCTTGTTACAGAATCAGAAGTAAAGGCCAATCTCAATAGAGGCTACCAAAAGGTAGTAAATCGTATAGCGTCCCTAGGGCAGGACTTTTATGTAAGGCTAGCCAAGGCTAATTTAGTGGCTAATCAGGGGTTATACGGGCTTCCTAGCGACTTTAGACGCATGATAAGAATTGAGTTGGACTATGGGGATAGTGTTAGATACAGGGCTAGAAGAACCGATACCAACGCTTACGGGGACCCTGTGGATACTTACATATCAGAAACTTCGCCACAATACAGTATGAGAGGCAAGAATATTGAACTTAATCCAGTCCCTACTTCGGCGGTTACAAATGGACTGTGGATGTGGTATGTCGAGGCGGTCAATGACTTAGTAAACGATGATGACGAGCCTAATTTACCGTTTGAGTTTAGCGATCTGCCTGTAGAGTTTGCAGTTGCCAAGGCTAAGGCAAGACAAGGGCTATTAGACGAGGCTCAATTAAATCTAAGCGAGTTTTACAGAGAATTGGATGAAATGACCAATGCTTTGGTTAACACGATTAGCGATGACCCTGAGCAGGTAGTAATTAGAGATTACTTTGAATAGTTATGACAAACTGGACCAAGGGGAGTGATATTACAACTACATATACAGAGGATGGGGATATTAGCACAACCTACACAGAAGAGGCCGACTCAAGTGAAAGATACATTCCCGAGGGAGCAGGTTTGAAAGTAGCAAGTGAGGACTTTACATGGATGTTGACCGAGGACAAGTTAACAAGGTTAGTACATAGTAGAACACCATGGGGTGAAGTCGAGGATGTTAGTACATCTTATATTAAAGTAGAAGACGCATAATGGCACGAGAAGAAAAAACTTTGACAGAATTAGAACTGCAACCTACCGCAAGTGTAGACAGGGCTAATGATTATCTTTGGACTGTTGACACCTCAGATACTTCAATGAGTGCCTACGGGACTTCTAAGAAGGTCAAGGTTGAGGCATTCATAGGTGATACAGGAGCCAAGGGTGATAAAGGCGATAAGGGGGACAAGGGCGATAAAGGTGATAAAGGTGATACAGGGGCTAAGGGAGACAAGGGAGATACAGGGGCGGCGGCAACTGCTACTGCTGGTACTACAACCACCTTAGCGGCTGGTGCAAGTGCAACAGTTGTAAACTCTGGGACTACCTCTGCGGCGGTGTTTGACTTTGGAATACCACAGGGTGTAAAGGGGGACAAAGGGGATAAGGGAGATGCTGGGACAAATGGAACCGATGGAGCTGATGGGGACAGTGCGTATGTATACATAGCTTACGCCTCAGACGCCTCTGGAACCGACTTTACAACAACCTTTAGTGCAACATTGGATTATATAGCGATTAAAACCACTACAACAGAAATAACTACCCCACAGGCCTCAGACTTTACAGGGCTTTGGAAAAATTATAAAGGAGCTCAAGGAATACAGGGAATACAAGGAGAAACTGGTTTGACTGGTGCGGCTGGAGCAGATGGAACAGATGGGGTTAACGCCTATGTTTATATAGCCTATGCTAGTGATAGTAGTGGTACGGGTTTTACAACCACTTTTGACACTAATTTAGACTATGTAGCAATAAAAGCTACGACAACAGAGATAGTAACGCCACAGGCTAGTGATTTTACGGGGTTGTGGAAGAATTACAAGGGTGCTACTGGGGCACAGGGATTACAGGGTGAACCTGGGGTTGATGGAACCGATGGCTTAGACATTACATGGAAGGGCAACTACGCAGCTGAGACTGCTTATGTAATAAATGACGCAGTCTTTTATAATGGGTCTAGCTATATTTGCAAACTAGCTTCTACAGGAAACCTACCTACAGATACTACTTACTGGGATTTAATGGCTCAACAAGGTGCGGCAGGGTCTGGTAGTGGTGATGTAACAGGACCCTCAAGTTCGACCGATAACGCAATAGCAAGGTTTGATTTAGCCACGGGAAAGTTAATACAAAACTCTTTAGTAACTGTAGACGATAATGGCTCAGTCAATATACCAGCAGGACAGCAATATCTAGTAAATGGTAGCCCTGTTGAAGGGTACTCAGACGAACAAGCCCAAGACGCAGTAGGGACTATACTCACAGACACTACAACGGTTGATTTTACCTATACAGATGAGACGCCCTCAATAACGGCAGATGTTAAAGACGCAAGTGTAGCTAACGCAAAACTTGCTAACATGGCTACTAAGACTTACAAAGGAAGAACAAGTGCTACAACTGGTGTACCAGAGGACGTTCCAGTTGCAACATTAAAAACAGATTTAGCCCTAGCAAAGGGAGACGTTGGATTAGGAAGTGTAGACAATGTACAGCAAATGCCTTTAAGTTATTTAGATACGGACGTGGCTTTAACGGCCAATAGTGATACGAAAGTTGCAAGTCAAAAGGCAATTAAGGCGTATGTAGACGCACAAGGATTTACTTGGAAAGGTGCGTGGGCTACTACAACTGCCTATGCAGTAAATGACACAGTCCAACAGGGTGGTAGTGGGTATGTTTGTGTAACAGCCCATACTTCAGGAACATTTGCAACAGATTTAAGTGCAGGAAAATGGAATCTATTGGTAGAAGGATTACCAACTCCTAACTTAACAACTTCAACAACAACAAACCTTACTGGCGTTATAACAGGAAATGGTAGTGTATTGGCTTCTAAGGCTAATCCATCAGGTGCTTTTGTAGGTACTACTGATACCCAAACATTAACTAGCAAGACCTTAACAAGTCCAGTAATTGATACAGGGGTGAGTGGAACTGCTATATTAGATGAGGATAATATGGCTTCCAATAGTGCAACTAAACTGGCAACACAACAGAGTATTAAAGCCTACGCAGATACGAAGATTACTAAGGCACCAAATATAACCTCAATAGACGATACAGGAATAGCAGACGGTGAAGTAGCAATTTTTGACTTGAC